GGACATTATGGAGGAGTTGGACCTTCAGAGGAAAATACATCAGTGGAAGGTTCGTATGAACTAGAAGGAAATAATTTTGAGGACATTATGGAGGAGTTGGATCATCAAATTTAAGACCAGAAGTAGACAAATTAATTACTTGAGCCTGAATAGCATAGCTTAGAGATTGAGTAGGAGATTTTGTTGCCAAAGTTTCCATAACATAAAAACGGAGTCGACCAAAAGAATAACTAGGAAGAAAATCTGAATTCAAATTAAACATTTCAAAAGGCATATTAACGGGAATCATTAAGTTAATATCTCCAGAAGTCTTAGGATTTAACATAACTTTACCAAACTGCCAGATTTGAGGAAGAGCAATATCCGTACCAAAAAATTCTTGATAATATTCTTTGAAAGGAGCAGGATCAAAAGCTATAACAATGGCACCTTGATAGAAGGCATTGTCGGTTTTCTTAATTGAAATTAAAATTACATCCAAATTAGCATAAGAATTAACTTCCAAACCTATAGGTATTAATTTCTTGATGGAGTCGAAGGAAAACTCAATTGTCTTTATTTCACCAGAATCACTAGTGTTCCAGACAAAATCATCAAAATATTTTTCGGTAGCAGAAATAGCAACCCAATCGGTTTGCGGAATATTAAAGGAAGAAAGATGACGCAAAAGGGGATTGTAATCAGAAAAATCATGAACTTGGACAGCAGGGAGAGATTCAACGATTTGATTGGGATTTCTAGTAAGAATCGTATCATTAACAAGAGGGTTTGTTTCAATTTGAGACATCTATTTCTTAAAGGCATTTAAAATCGTAGAAGCAACAGAAGGAATCGGATTAGCAATGGAAACTTGACCAGAAACGGAAACTGGTTCAATAGTAGAGTTTACAACTTTAACATCAAGAGGAGTATGAATCTTTGTTTCAACATTAGAAAAACTTATAGAAACAAGAACATAAAAATTTCCAGCACTAGAAGGAGCAAAAGTTATATTAAAAGGAGAAGAGATCGGTCCAATCTCCATTGGAATCGAATTAAAAGTACCTGTAATATTAGGAGCAAAAGAAAAATTAAAACCAGGAGTTGTTGAGGTTATATTAAGAGTAGAATTGTTTCCAGTTGCAGCAACCATAGAAAAAGCTATTTGAGCTGAATTAAAGGACGAAGGAACAACAACTGAAACAGTCTGTGAGTTATTGTTAATAACAAATGATCTCATAAAAGCAAATGGACCAGGATTTGTATGAACGTCTGAAGAAAGGAGTAAAAGTAATAAGATTAAGCTTCGTAAATGAGATGAGGAAGAGATTGATTTGAACATTATTTCACAAAATTCGGAATGGACGTGACATGTATGTAAAAATTAAAAGCAACTTAAAACTGACACTCGTTTGACAGACGAGAGTAACTGTTTTGAAAAGCAATAATTTTAGAAATCTTCGGACAAAGCACTCAAAGAGAAATCTTCGGACAAAGTACTAAAACCTCAAAAGGCATTAACCGCGCCATAATGAGAAATAAGAACGACCGTGGGAGG